ATGCGAGAACTACTGCTGCTAAAAGAAGAGCTAAGAAAAAAGGTAAACAACATAGTAAACAACCTAAAGGTATCGCTGCAAAGGTAAGAAGATTTAGACAGTTTAGTTAGTATCTTCTTTAATTCTTTCTGATATAGTTTCTTTTATTTTTTCGTACTCTTGCCAAAGAGTTTTTTCTGGAGACCAAAATCTTTTTTGATCTCTCTTCATTTCTATAGAATGTAAAACTGTGGTATGATCTTGTTTAAAGTATCTACCAATCTCTGAAAGATTCATCTTATATTTTTCAAACAATAAATTATGTATTACATTTCTAGCTCTGACTATGCTTGATGTTCTTGACTTACCCATTAGTGTTTCTTTGTGAACCTCAAAGTGAATACAAACTTTATTTATAACTGATTGCACATCAGATGGTTTGGGTGTTTTAAAAGCGAAGCCTACAACTTTTTTATTTGGTGGTGCTAGTTTGACATGCCTCTTTCTTTCCATCATCTCTTTAGCTCCATTTATAAAACCAAGTCTATAAATTTTTTTTCTATCTTCGCTTAACAAATCATAAGATGATTTTACTTCATAAATAAATTCGTTTTGATTTAGATATTTTATATGTGTTACAAACACATCATTTATATTTTTAGTCATTAATCCCCTACGACCTTTCTTTGTTTTTTTTAATTTGAACTAACGATTAGGCGTTAGCTCTTTTGGCTTCTGCGTTTTCAATCTTGACAATCTTACTCCAGTGCTTCGGTATTCTTTTGAAAGCATTGTAAGTTTTAAGACACTGACCGCTATCTTCATGTTTTAAGATAAGTTCAAAGTCTTTTTTAAGTTTGTCATATTGACGAACTTTGCTGTTGCTCTTCATCCTTCTCCTTTTTCACTTTAGTAAAATCTATTTTTAAATTGTCGATCTTACATTCTACATACTCACCCTGTGCGTTGGGGTCTGCAGCTTTCTTCACATCATCAAATCTTTCAACTAACTGAAAATTAGCCTCGCCAGATTTAATTCGTATATATTTAGTCATTTAATCCTTTTTGTCTATACTTATTTTATGTAGTTCTTTAGCCATTTTTGAGTATATTTCAAGGTCATCATAGTTATCTGCTTTGTATTTTCGTGTGGCTCTGTATAATTTTAAACCCATCATGAGCTGACCTACCTCGTATGGTTCTATATCATCTTTTAATTTGTCGTGCAGTATAACATTAAAGATTACAGAGATCAGCCTAAAGTTCTCCTTATAATCGCCATAATCCTCTTGCCGATCTTCCATGATCTTTTTTAAAATTTTATCTGATAAATCTATTGTTGTCATAATTAGGTGATGAGGCAAGGAAAACAACTAAAAGCGGCAGAAAGGGATGCCAAATAAAAACCTCGCCTCATCGAAAGGTATAAATTAATACCTATTATCTTTTAGCATAATAGCTAGGTTTTGCATAATCTTTTTTTGGTGCAAAACTTGGTGTGCCACCACCAGATGATCCTGATTTAGACTTGTCATTTGCTCTAAGTCTAACAGTAATCATACCATCTTCACCATCCCAGCCTGCTTGATTGTGCCAAGTATCTCCTATCTTGACACCAATTCTCCAATCCTTATCAGGTGGAGACTCCTCATTTGGCGGACCAACCCAATCAGGTTGCTCTGCTGCGTTCTTCTTCTCGTTTCTTACTAGCTTAATATATATATCATCAGCCATTTGTTATTACTCCTTGATTTAGTTTTGTCTCATGAGTTGTATAGAAATCATCTATCTGTCTATACTCTCTTAGAGACTTATTATTAGAGTCGAATAATTCTGAGTGTTCAGCTTTCCACTTTCTTAAAGCATAGATGTCTTTTATCTTTTGAATGTCAGACTTTATCCTACCCATATCAAGCTCCATATCGAGCTTAATATTCTTTTTACCATTTGACTTTGGAATTTTATTTGCATTTACTGAAACTGGTTGTCCATTTTTTTTCATAAATTTTTTTACAAATTCTTGTTTTGAATTTTCAGTAAATGAAAGATTTGTATTAATTTTATTTTGATTCATCTTTGCATTGATTAATTCATCAGCACTTGCAAACTCTGTACCATGTAATCCAAATGCAGCTAATGCTCTACCCAAAGCAGAAGTTTCTGCATTTTCTAATGCACTTGTCTTGTTAATAAAACTAGAACCAAACTCTTCAAGTGCCATACCTGTATATGTTTGAGAATTAATATAGATTGTGCATTTAACAGCAACTCTGTTATCATTGCAAAGCTCTGGTATTATATCTGTATTGATTGAAGCGTAATTACTAAAGTATTTCATAAACAAGTTATGCCTTGTTGCTACTGTAAAGTATTCCTTTCCATGTTGCGGAACAGACTTTTGTTTTGTTAAATCTGCTATGCAATTTTTATATTCTTCTCTCATGCGTTTATCCCCCATAGTTGTTTTATTGTTTGTCTTTGTTTGTCTGTTAGATTTTTATAGTGAAAGAAATGATTAAGGTCAGGCTCTTCTGTTAGCTCTGCTAGTCGAGATAGATTACCCTTACAATATATAATCATTTGCTCCCATCTATAAATCTTTTTTGTCATCAAATTGAATTGATATTCTAAATGATCGGCTTTCATCTTCTCATGTGTGTCATCAAAGATTAAATAATCTGTTTCATTTGCCAAACCTAAAAATGGTTTCTTCCCGGTACACTTCCAATAAAAAGCTACTTGTTTCCAATAGCCATCAAAGATTAAATCTTCTCCTAGCTCTTGTTGTTTCCAATAGTATTCATCTTTGTTTCTTCTCTTGTAACATTTGCTAGGTTTTGTTTTTAGTTCTAAAAATTTTGTATTACTTTCATAATCTATACGACCTATAATATCGTGTATTAAATCTTTTGGTTTATTAACTACATATCTTTCGGCTGCAGTTTTCTCATCTTTAAATATTTCTTTGTATAGTTTTTTTATTTGGTCAATAATTTTATGTGCTAGATCATCTATATTATCTCTAGCAAACTTATCCTGTTCATCTATTGGATCATACTTATTGATGTCATCTAGTTCTTGTTTGTATATCTCATTGTAATCTCTATTTTCTATCTTTGCTTTCTTATCTTTGAAGTATCTATACTCACATAGTAATCTTTGAGCTGTGTTGTTGGTAAGGTTTCCAATTCTAGGTTTATAGTTCATCAAGAACCCATCTCTTTCTTGAGGAGTATGATAACCATAATTAGTGATCCATTTAGCCAAAGGCATATCTGAGCTTGAAGGCGACCAATGATCTAAACCTAGACCACCATTAATATTTGAAAAGTATTCTTTCATAGTTGTTTCAAATCAATATAAACATTTATACCATTATGTCTACTATTATTTTTTATTATTTTTTACTTGCTTTTTTCTTTTAAAAAAAAAAGAAAAATTCTCTTGCAATATATAACCTTTATGGTATCAGCAAATTTCACGAAAGGAAAATATGAAATTATCAGATTGGATAAAAAAGAATAACCTAAGTTATTCTCAGGCAGCTAATGCTTTTGGTATTATCAATATCAATCCTGCCACAAATGTTCAACGCTACGCTAAAGGTGAGAGGATACCACACCCAAAGGTAATGTTTAAGATTTTTAAAGCAACTAACAAACAAGTACAACCTAATGATTTCTATGAAGAATACTGGCAAAGAGAAGAAGTTTAAATATAAACGAGTGCGTTTGTATTGGCAAGATATTGTCAGCAATTCGGAATGGATGACGCTTGAGAAAGCAAAGGATCAAACGTATAGTTGGTGTGAGGATACCGGGTATCTTTTATATAAAGATACAAAGAAAGTTATCATCTTTGCTTCGCATAGTTTTGATGATGATGGTTCACTCACAGTTGGTAACACCACAGTTTATCCAAGATCAGTAGTTAAAAAGATAGAGGTATTAAAATGAATTTAAAAATATTATCACTTGGTGCAGGAGTGCAATCATCAACACTTGCATTGATGATGGAAAAAGGATTAGCACCTAAACCAGATTATGCAATATTTTCTGACACGCAAGGTGAACCTAAACAAGTTTATGAATGGTTAAAATGGCTTACAGATCAGTTATCATTTCCTGTTTTGATTGTTACTGCTGGTTCTCTACCAGATAATTTAAGAAAATCTAATAAGGGAACTTATATAAGAGGAACATCAATACCTATGTTTACAAGAAATAAAAAAACAGGAAAGAAAGGTATCATAAGAAGAGCTTGCACATCAACTTATAAGATAGAGCCTGTTACTCAAAAAATAAGAAGATTATTAGGTGTTGGTAAAGGTGTTAAAGTTCCAAAAAATTATAAAGTAGATCAATATTTTGGTATATCAAGAGATGAACCACAAAGAATGAGGACAAGTTCTTATCATTACATTACATTTAATTATCCTTTAGTTGATATGAAAATAACTAGACAAGGATGTAAAGATTGGATGAAAGAACAAGGTTATCCAGAGCCACCAAGATCAGCTTGTACTTTCTGTCCATATCATGACAATACTGAATGGCAAAATGTAAAAGCTAATAAGGAAGAATGGGAAAATGTATTGAAGTTAGATGAAGATTTAAGAACTGGTTTACATGGTACTGAAAGAGATGAAGTAGAATATTTCTTACATAGATCAGCAGTACCATTAAAAGAAGCAGACCTAACAGTAAAAAAGAAAGATGATGAGCCTAGTTTATTTGATGAAATTTGCGAGGGGATGTGTGGAGTATGACAAACTCTAAAATATTTGATGAGATAGGGTGTCCGGATGAGCTAAAGAAATGCAGAGATGAACTTAAACGACACAAAAAGCACATTGAGAAACTATCTAATCAGTTGTTAGATTATGAAAGAATAATTGAAGAGAAAGAAAACGAGATAATAATAATTAAAAAAAAATAACTTATGGCACGATGGACCTACGCTTTTAGCAATGGGGATTATAATGATTGGCACAGAAAATTCGATGGAATTGCTGGTATTGATATAGATTTTATTGAGGTTTGTCCTAAATGCTATCAACCTTTAGCAGTTAAAGAGACTTGCTATGATAAAGGACAGAAATGGAAAGCTACAACCCTTACAAAGATAGTCTCAGAAGCTCTAAAAGTACCCGGATTTTTGATATTCTATAAGAATGTAGGTGGAACTATGCAATTTAGAATCAAGCGTATCTCCGAGCCTGTGAGTGAGATATATGAGATGACTTCAGACCAATGGCTAGCCTATTTATATGAGCTTCATAAGGAACACAGGAGGTGTTGCAAATATGCAACAGAAGTATGAGCCACACATAAGGGTTAAGTTCTCGCTATTTGATAGTCCACAGTTTAGAACCATTCCAAACAAGCACCGAGCTTACTGCTACTTGGTATTCATCTGCTTGCTGAAGTTCGCTAATTCTAAAACGCTAACTTGTTACCCACGCCAAGCCACCCTATCTAATATGACAGGTCTTAGTCGCAGCACTATCTTTAGAACTACTGAATTGTTAGAGAGATCACAAATTATTTCTAAAAAACGCCAGAAGTCTACAACATTATATACTATTAATAAAGATTTAGTTGTGTCTGTGAGAAACTATGATGTGTCTACAGGACACATGGGTAGTGTCCTCAGGACTAATATTAGTAGAACTAACATAACAACTAACAGTAATATAACTAACTTTATAAAAGGTCTTGCGGAGAGTGGTAGCGATAAAGAAACAATATTAACAAAGCTAGCGTCTAAGTATACGATCCAAGAACTTAGTGATGCTATAAAGGATAATGATAACCCTTATTTGTGTAAGCAAGCTCTTCAAATAAAGGACCAAGAGAACGTGAAATATGTGCCAAAAGATGTTATAAAAAAGGCAGTGAAAGATGTGCAAAAAAATACTAATTATTTTTATAAGAATAAGGTAGCAGAGAACAAAAGGAAACATGGCAGGATTTCAGCAACGAAAAGTTTTTTGTCAAGGATTAACAAGAAAGACTAAAAGACCATGCCAAGCTAAAGGATACCCAACTGCTAATGGAAAATATTTATGTAGGTTTCATGGCGGTAATAATATAAAAGGATTTAACCAAAAGAACTATACCGATGACACAAGAATCAACCAACTCCAAGCACTCTTCCAATTCAGAAACAAATCAAGAGAAGAAGTTGAACAATACTATTACAAAGAAATCAAACCTAGAATTGGAACTAATGAAAGAAGTCGATACTATAGAAAATATGCTTATGCGAGGCGTAACTCTTTCAGAAATTTTAGAGGACAAAAAACTCTCTGTCTCACAGATGAGCTTACAAAAGTTTTATGCAATCTTAAAGAAAGACAAAGAACTCAACAACAAGATAACTGAAGCTAGAAAAATTGGTATCCAAACTTTAATTGATAAGTTGCTGCAAATATTTCAATACCAAGAAGTAGAAAACCCTAATCAAATACTATGGATCAGAGAGAAAACAAAATTTATTACTTACCTAGCAGGAAAGCTGACCGATCTTTACTCTGACAATAAACCGATAAAGCAGAATATAGATCAGAAAATTTCTGTTTCGTGGCAAGATACTCCTGATCTGATTGACTTAGACGCAGAAGAAGTTGTCGATAAAACAAACCCCTCGCCATAATTAAATGGCAAAGGGTTGTTAATTCATCATCTGTTAAATTATTAATCACTTTGTTCAAACTCTACAGTTATTTTACACTTACCACGTTCTCTAAAATTAACTGTATCATCATAGGTGTCGATCAATTCGCATAATCTTTTTAAAATTATACCATCATCGCTATGAACATGAGTTAATACTTGGTTCTTTTTTTCTTTGTTACCCTCGTACTTAGTACCAATGGTAACGATCTCGTAGCTATCTATATACATAGTTTCCCCTTTCTAAAATATTATAGCACCTAAAAGAAAACCAATTAAAAAGCATTGAATTTCATGTCTATAATATAATTCGTATTGTTTTATTTGTTGTATTATTTTTCTCATTTATAACACCCTAACAAATTTTTTAATCTAAATGGTGTTACTTTTTTTGGTATTGGTAGCCTATATTTTAACCAATCACTCCAATATTGCTTGGTCCTATATATTTTTTTAATAGGCACTTGATACATATTTATATTGTATTTTCTCATGATTGACCCCACTCCTCAACTTCTTTTTTCTTACAATTATTTTGATCTATTATATGGATTTCTTGAAAATCTAATCCTTTCAATTTCTCTTTTATCCATCCATTTTTAATCATGACTTCACTAGCTGATTGTATAAACTGTTCACCATATCCATATTGAAATGGTGCAGCAATCATTGAATTGTTTTGATTATTTAATATTCTTACTGCGTGATATGTATTACCATTTACACGATCACGCCATTTTTTAGAGTGTATTAAATATTTAATCATGGTTCAGCTCATTTTGTTTTTTGTTTATCCAGAATGAAGGACTTAAATTATAATCATTCGCAGCTATTTCTTGAATTGAAACAGTAACCGCTTTTGGTTTACAATTACAGGCTTCCTCGTATGGTAAAGGATCAACCATTGATCCAATATTGTTTTGACCTGTTGCCGAGTATGTTGAATAAAAGTCGTCTTTGTTGTTGTATGTTGCTTGAGCTGTTACAACTCTAAAGTTATTCCCGGATATGTTGTAGAGTTCAATTAAGAAATCCCTGTAACCATGCCAACAAACAGCGTTCACTTTTTTTCTTGATCCATCTTTATTTCTTGAAAATCCTAAACGCTGATATTTTTTAGATGCTCCTAGTTTTAATTTAACTCTATGACAATTCCCGGAAACTTGGTTCATATCTAAATCAATTCCAAGTTTACCAGCAATACCCCATAAGGTACTTTCAAATTGCCAAATGTTTTTAGTATTATATATTTTCATTGTTTTTTTTCTCCTTTTGTTGTTTCATAAGTAATAGCCGAAATGGTGTAATAGTTCAAATGAATAAAGTGAGATATTCTGACGCAGGTATATTATTGTCTTGAATATAACCAAATTGGATATATAAAGAGATTAAACAATTAAAGGAGTAAAAAAAATGGGTACAATATCAGTTCAATACGATAAAAAACCATCAGTTGTTAATGCGTTTAAAATGGATATGTCATTACCAATTATTGATTTTAATGTTGAGCATGTTGAAGGCAAAGAATATGCAATATATTCAGCATGTAAATACAAGGATCAAGTAATAGCTGTAATTGGTTTAATTAGATATGACTATTTAAACAAGGAAGTGTTTATCAAAATAATGGATGAGACAGTACATCCTTTTTATTATAATATGAAAAAAAATGTATTTAACCATCTTACACCAATTAAAGAAAAATCTGGTGCTATTGAGTGGAGAAAAATAGTTCAATCAAAGTTTAATTAAATAATAATAAACACTAGACCCGGTTGAGTTTATGCTTAGCCGGGTTTTTTTTATACATGGTATAAAGTTACAATTCATATATAAACCGCAGCCGAGCTGGCACTCGTGTTATAAATCGGATCACATAAGAACCAGTTAAGATAATTCAGAACCTTTTTGTCATAGTGATAATAGAAAATTATCAAACATAATACATATTTTTTGTAGAGCTTGTCATATTTTTAGAAATGCAGACCCCCTATACACCCAAAACCCGGTCGCCTGTTATAATATATATATACATGGGACTCGAGGACACCCTTACACACAGCTTCATCTTCATCTTGCCAGACCAACAATAATAAACTAGATATGGTATATGAACTATTTTTCATCAGAAGATATGGATTGTGTTTGCTACATTGAAGAAAAAACAAACAATGTAGTTATTAAATTCTTTAATATGCCAGATCA